ATGATGACCTTGTTGACTCAACCACACAAGCGATCATGCGATTTAGACAGGGAGGACTTTTACAACACCCTGAAGATTACATTGAAGAAAAAACAGCGCCTAGAAAACGAGTATATTATTAATGTCAGTTATAAATGCATTATTTTTAAGATTTGGTAGAGTCGTACCCGCCTCTCAAATAACACCACAGCTTGCAGATGAATTACATAGCGCTTTAGCTAAAGTGATGATGTATGCAAAATCAAATAATATAAAATTAACTAAACAGCAAATAGATTATATTATGAAGCAAACTAGAGAATTAGATCTCTATGAAGGAAAAGGAATTAAAGAAACTGTTAAAGGTCCAAAAGCAGATGTAATAGATCTTTCTAAAAAGTTAGGACCTGATGCTCCGTATTCAGCACAGAACCCTCAAGGTTGGATGCCTAAAGAAGGTGAATATATTCCAAGACAAGGTGAAGGTATTATGTCTCAAAAAGGATTCAATCAAAATTTAGTTGATGACACAATTGATTTATTTAAAAGCAAAACCGACAATAGAAGTTTTCAAGACGAACTTAAAAAATTAATGCTTCGTAAAGGAACGTATGCAGATTATTCTGCAGATGAAATAGAAGCTATTTTAAAAGGTATTAAAACAGAACCTGATCCATCAGGTTTAAAAGAGGGCGGAAGAATTGGTTACAAATTTGGCACAGGTAAAAAAGGAGTTGAATTATTAATGGAGTCTATCAAAAATAAATTTGGTAAGAAATCAATAACAACCGCAGACAAAGTTGCTAGACCTGAATCAGCTGTAACAAGAGATATGTTTAAAGATTTTAGTGAACGTCTTAAACAAAAAGATATAAAAAATCAAAGTAAAGAAACTTATGAGAGATTAAGAAAAGAAGACCCAGAAAAATTTGCACCAAACAAAGACAGACTTCTGACCGACGACGAGATTAGAGACTATGAAGAAGTACTAGGTGACTCTGAAACGTGGATGAATAAAGGAACGGTTGAAGAAGCAGAAGCTGCAGTTAAGAGACAAAAAGAATATGAGCAACAAATGTATGCAGAATACAAAGTAGACAAACAAGCTAGAAAAGAATTAGAAGAAGCTTACAAAGAAATAGATTTTAGAATGACTGGTGAAGATACTAAATATGAAGCTAACGAGTTAGCAGATATGCTCTCTGAAATTAGATACAAAACAGAATATTCTGATCTACCACAAAAGACTCAATTAGATTTATATGATGAAGCATATAATTACTTGATGGAAGTAAAAAGAGATGCAGCAAATTTCAAAGGTGCGACTAATATAAAAACAGGGAAAAACATTGTTACAGGTGAACAAGAAATTCCAATTGACCCAATGACGGGCAAACCTAGAAAATTAAATGCCAAAGGTGGTAGAATAGGTTTCTCTGTTGGTGGTATTGATAAAGTTAGAAGAGCACTTTTAAAAATGTTTGGTGGGGCTGCAGCAACAGGCATTGCTGTCAAAACAGGTTTAGGTGGATTATTAAAAGGAGGTGAAAAAGCAAAAGATGTTGTTAAGACAGCTGAAACGGTTAAGACAGCAGCTAATACTCCTCCAAATTATGTTTTTGATTTAATAAAAATTATTAAAGCTAAAGGTAAAGATATCACTAAACAAGCTGGTACAATTGAAAGAGAAACTGTCACGTCTTATAGAGGAGTTGAACTTTATGAAACTCCTAATGGAGTTGTTATTAGAGCTGAAGGTAAAACACCTTATGAAGGTGGTAAAGAAATTCAATTAAGTCTTAACAAAACTACTGATGTTGTAGATGAAGGTAAAAAAACTCAAAAACAAGTTTCTAAAGTAGAATACGAAGAAGCTACTGTACGTCCTGATCCTGAAGGTAAAATGAAAGACGTTGATTTTTATGTAGACGAAACAGATCACGCTGAACTTAAAAGAATTGTTGATGAAGAAAAAGGATTTAAATCAGGTGGCCTTGCTTATATGTTAGGAGAATAATTATGGACATTTTAAAATATGTCGATGATACTATTTCAAAATACAGCCCTGAACCGACACAAGGTTTTAATACAGGAGGTAAAGTTCCACAATCCGTGCAACCTGGTCCAGGAAGACTTGGCTATGCAGGGGAAGAAACTGCCTTTAGAGATTTAACAAATAAAGCTATTGATGGTTATGAATCTTTAATTAATAAACTTCTTGATAAGGGTGATTTAAGTGATGCTCCTTCTTTTACAAAATATTTACAAAATAAATATAAAGATGAATATAGAAAAGTATCTAATGTAGTTGAGTATGACACTAAATCAGGAAAACTTTGGGATAGTAAACAATTCTTAAATAATAAAAAATTAGATTTAACTAAAAAATTAATTACACAATATAATTTAGATTTAAAATATAACCCTTCTGCTAAAACTTCTATTATTAATAAAACTTCAAAAGGAGCTACAGTAGGTACAACTAAAGTTGCTGGAGTTGCTAAAGAGATTCAAGATTTATTATCTACATTAGATACAGCAGAAGATAAAGTTGGTAAAGCATTGGATATTATTGTTGAACAAAATTTACCTATTAAAGCTTCTGGAAAACCTTCTGGTGGTATTGTAAGACAAATGGTTTCAGAAATATCTGGCGTTGGAGGAGAAACTTCTAGAGGAAATGCTTTTTTAAATGGTTTAAAGAAAAGTAAATACTGGAATGATGAATTTGCAGAATCTTTTAACTACTTAAATAGAGTCGGTCAAAGAGACTTGCCAATTACTAATTACACTTTTCAAGATGCAATGACTATTGCAAGTGAAAGACTTAAAGGTGGAGTTATCTTTGGTGACAAGGGAGAATTTTTAAAATTTTCTACAGATCCAAATAAAAACATTATGAACTATGTGACTAGACATTGGGATAGAAATAATTTTAATAAATTAGAGTCTCGAATTGAACTCTATGATCGTTCTAAAATGAAAACCGTAGATGGTAAATTAGTACCAAAAGGTAAATTAACTTTTGAAGATATAAAATTAAAATGGGAACCAGGTAAAAAATATTCTTTTAAAGATATAGCTTTTTCATATGACGGCAGTGAAGTATTTGATAACACGTTGTTAAGACTTAAAGGAAGAGAGTCTGGATTATTTAATGAAGTATATGAAACTACAAAAAGTTATTATGATTTACGTAATAGACAAGTACCTGATCCTAAAAATCCTAAAAATGTAATTAAGTTTGGAGATCTAATGGATAGGGATTTTGGAAAAAATTCTTTAGCTATTGGACATAATGCTCCAGGAGGTATTAAAGCTGAACCTTTTACAAATCTTCAATTGCAAACTCAAAAAATGAATAATGCCTTATATCATGCAACGAAATATATTACTGATACAAAATTAAAAGAAAAAGTTATCAAAGAAATTTATGGAGATTTATATAATCTTAAAGGAGATGCTTACATTGAGGCACTTATAAAAAATCCACCTAGCACAAATTATGTTACAGCTTTAGATACTGTAAAAAATAGAAAATTAAGTTTCATGGGTATTCCTGATCCAGCTACTGCTGATCAAATTGAATTTTTTAAAAAATATCCAAAATTAAAATCATTTGGTAGTGGTTTATTAAAAGGAGAAGCTTATGCTGCTCCAATACTTGGAACTATGGAAGCAGGTGCAGGAGCTCCTTGGTCCAGAACTTTAAATACTTTAACTTATGGAATGCTTGGAGAATCAGAAAGAGATTTTATTAAAAAAACAGAACCAGGTTCTGAAGTATTTTTTGATTTTTATAATCAGAAAAAAAAATTTGAAGATGCACAATTAAATTATGAAAAAGCACTTAAAAAATATAAAGAAGGTTCTACTGAAAGAGGATCACAAATTAGTTATGATGAATTAATGTCATTACAGAGAAGAAAAAATCAACTTGAAAAACAATACAATGATACAGTTTTAAAAATTTCTGATATGCCTGAAGAGGATATACAGAAATATATTGATTTATATGAATCAGGAACAAAAAAAGTTCAAGATATTTATCAGACAAATAAAGAACGAAGATTTTATTCCCCTGAAATATTAGGAACAAGATTTATACCTAAAAAAGAACTTTTTATGGATATAGGAAACTTTATTGGAGATAAATTTACTTCTCCTTCTAAAACAACAGAAAACGTGTATGGCACAACAATACCTATTCCAGGTAAAATACAAACAGAGTTTGCTTCAGGAGGACTAGCTAGTTTAACAAGAACAATACCACCTAAAAGAGGGCCCAACTATCAAGGCTTGGCATCTCTTAAAAAATATGTTAATTAATCACAGGAGTTTAAATGGCAGATATCGATAAATCACTCCCAAATGAAATTCGTACTGAATTAAAAGTCCCAGGCGCAGGAGAAGAAGTACAAGTTCAAGAGGAAGTTACAGAAAAAGGTCCCGTTGAGATAACACCAGAAGATGATGGTGGAGCAACTATTAATTTTGATCCATCAGCAGTTAATGTACCTGGTTCTAATTCTCACTTTGACAATTTAGCAGACATCTTACCAGAAGATGTTTTAGATCCATTAGGTAGTGTCCTAAAAGATAACTACATGGATTATAAAATGTCTAGAAAAGATTGGGAACAATCTTACATGGAAGGTCTAGATCTTTTAGGATTTAAATACGAAAATAGAACAGAACCTTTTCAAGGTGCATCAGGTGCCACGCACCCTGTACTAGCTGAAGCTGTTACACAGTTTCAAGCAATGGCTTATAAAGAATTATTACCAAGTGATGGTCCAGTAAGAACTCAAATTCTTGGAGCTGTCACACCACAAAAAGAACAACAAGCTCAACGTGTAAAAGATTTCATGAATTATCAAATCATGGATCAGATGAGTGAATACGAACCAGAGTTTGATCAAATGTTGTTCCATTTACCTTTAGCAGGATCATCATTTAAAAAAGTTTACTACGATGATTTATTAGGACGAGCTGTATCAAAGTTCGTACCTGCAGATGATTTGATTGTTCCGTACACGGCTACCTCATTAGACGATGCGGAATCAATCATTCATACAATTAAAATTTCCGAAAACGATTTAAGAAAACAACAAGTTGCTGGATTTTATTCTGACGTAGAATTATCACCACCAGCTGTTACTGAAGATAAAGTTTCTGAAAAAGAAAAAGAATTAGAAGGCACTAAAAAAACTGGCAAGCCAGATGATGTCTATACATTACTGGAGTGTCACATTAATTTAGATCTAGAAGGTTTTGAAGATATTGGTCCAGACGGGGAACCGACTGGTATCAAACTACCTTACATCGTTACAATCGAAGAAGGTAGTACTAAAGTTCTTTCGATAAGAAGGAACTATGCGCCCAATGATCCAAAGAAAAATAAGATCCAATATTTTGTCCACTTTAAATTTCTGCCAGGACTAGGATTTTATGGTTTTGGATTAATTCACATGATTGGCGGATTGAGCAGAACGGCAACGACTGCTCTCCGTCAATTATTAGATGCTGGTACATTATCTAATTTACCTGCTGGGTTTAAACAAAGAGGTGTAAGAGTTAGAGATGAAGCGGCTCCGATTCAACCTGGTGAATTCAAAGATGTTGATGCACCTGGAGGATCGTTGAGAGATGCGTTCTACCCTTTACCTTACAAAGAACCTTCTCAAACTTTATTAGCGCTAATGGGTATTGTAGTTCAAGCTGGGCAGAGGTTTGCATCAATTACTGAAATGCAAGTTGGAGAAGGAAATCAAAATGCAGCTGTAGGCACAACGATTGCTCTTCTTGAAAGAGGATCAAAAGTTATGTCTGCAATTCATAAAAGATTATATACAGGTCTTAAAAAAGAATTTAAGTTATTAGCAAAAGTTATATCAAGCTATTTACCACCAGTTTATCCATATGATGTTGTAGGTGGTGCAAGAGAAATTAAACAAGCTGACTTTGATGATAGAGTAGATATCGTTCCAGTAGCTGATCCAAATATTTTTTCTATGTCTCAAAGAATAACTCTTGCTCAAACAGAATTACAACTAGCTACATCTAATCCACAGATACATAATTTGTATGCAGTGTATAGAGATATGTACACAGCAATTGGTGTAAAAAATGTTGATCAGATTTTACCACCTCCTGCGCCTCCAATGCCTAAAGATCCATCTTTAGAACACATTGATGCGTTAGGTGGCAAACCTTTCCAAGCTTTTCCTGGTCAAGATCACAGAGCACACATCACAGCTCACTTAAACTTTATGTCAACTAATATGGTTAGAAATAATCCAATGGTAATGGCTGCAATACAAAAAAATATTTTAGAGCACATCTCAATA